AGCCTTGATTGAACATGGGCCTATGGGTAAGGACATGATCGCCCAAAAGACTGGCTTGGACCCCAATGCCGTGGCCCGTAGACTGCCTGAGCTGAAGCGCATGGCAATGGTCGAATTGACAGGCAACACAGTCACATCCAAAGCTGGCCGAAAGGAACGGGAATGGAAAGCTTCTTGAACATCTTGTTACTGACCTTGTGCATTGCTGGCGCACTGGTCATGATGATTGCATTGGGAGCCTTGGTGGCTCTGTGTATTGAATTTTTAAAGGATTGATGATGACTGATGATCAGCTTGATGTCCACTTGGACAACATTTTGAAGGCTTCGGGATCTGCTTTGAAGCACTATTCCATGCAAAAAACCAAAGACGATATGCGCCAAGCTTTACGCCAAGCCATTGCAGAGTTGGAAAGCCAAGAGCCTGTGGCGTGGATGAAGCCTGATGTTTTGTGTGACAGAGCTTGTATGTATTTATGCACCAAAGGATTCACACAGTTTCCCGAATGTGCAACCGCCCCACCACAGCGCACATGGGTAGGGCTGACGGATGAGGAAATTGACAAGACACACGAAACACAGGTTTGGGATGCAAGGCGAAGCTACGCCCGAGCCATTGAAGCCAAACTCAAGCAAAAGAACGGCTTTGCCGAGGAGAAGAACACATGACTATGTACACCACATTTTGCGACACCTACTACTCTGAAGCCCTTGAGCAAGAATTGGCCATCTATTACGATGTGACCGACTACGACCCATCGGTGGGCGTGGATTGGGAATTTGAATGGGATGCCTTGGACGAGAATGACAAGGACCGCAGAGACGATCTGCCCACCAAAGAATATGAAGAATGTGAACGACTCATCTACGCCAGCATCCAGCAAGAATACCAAGATCGAAGAAACGATTTTTGAGCTTGTAACGACCTACTACGGGCGCAAGCGAAGGCGTGGAGAGGTCAGGGTGGCCGAAGGTACTGCCTACAGGTGCAAAGCCTGCCAAGCAGTCCTTCTGACCACACTACAGCGTGATCACCACCGCTGTCAGGCAAACACCTCAAGTGCCCGTTGAGTACGGGCCACACGGTCATCCAGGCCATGTGTGCCACCGTTGATCTTCTTGGTGACCGCCACGATGTCCTGGGCGATGTTGTTCAGGTGGTTCTTGTGCCAAAACCAGCCAGCAGACAAGGCAGCGTACATGGGGGTGCTGACCAGATCGGGCTCCGACTCCAGGTCAACCCCAAGCGCCTCACCGCAGGCACGGTAGTTGTCTCGGCCAGTCAATTGGATAAGCCCCCTGCCACGAAAAGCAAACCCATCCCCTGACTCCTCGTCTCCGTTGCCCATGCGGTTGGAGTAAACCTTGTTGGCAATGGCTTCAGGGTTGCGGTGGTAGGGCTGGGCATCCTCCAGGCTGGGAAAGCGCTTTGGCCACACCTTGCACAGGCTCTCACTACGATAATTTAAATTCTCTACCAATGCCGTAAATCCTGCACTCTCATGTGATGTTTGACCCAAAAATGACGCTTGCTGTTCAGGGGTTTCAATGCCGAAGGTTTCAAAGGTAGTGTTGATCGCATCGATCCACTCTTCAGCCTTGGCGGGTGGCATGTTCAGGGCGTGAGCCAATTGTTCGGATGTCATGGTTTTCCTTTCAGGTTGATCATTTCACGGGTTTGGTTATAAATTGCCAAGCAAGCATTCAGCTTCCTCACTGTGGTGTCTGCTTCATCTCCGATGGCGAGAATAGCTCTAGCAGTTTCTGGCTGAATCTCGGCTGTTCCTCCGTCAGATCCGCTGGGAGCGGGGGCATCTGCGGTGGCTGATACGGGGCAGACGGGGGCTTTGACAGGAAGCCGCAGCTTGAGAGCGCCAGTGTCAATAGCAAGATTACGCTTTTGTAATAAAACTTTGGCTTCATTGTTGGCCTTTACGAGTTGGGTTGCTTGGGTGGTGACGGCAGTGACAAGGGCTTGTTCTTTTTGACGGGCCTCGGTGTTCAGCTTGGCAATAACCAGTTGTTGCTCGTTTTGCTCGTTCTTGACACCCTTGTAGTAGCCAGTGCCAAAAGCAGCGGCCATTGCCAACAAAAAGCCCAGCCAAACAGCAGGGTTGAACAGGCTCATTCTTTTGCCCCTTTGAAGGACGGCTCGTCATCGTCATTGGCCAAAGGTCGGACCATAGGCTTGGGAGGCGCTGAAGGGGGGCTAGGCTGCTTGTTTACCCAGTTTGGGGCTGGTGGTTTACCTGTCCACGTTGGAGGCGGTGGATCGTTGTCTGTAGCCTCTGCGGATGCCACAGCCTTGGCCACAGCTTTCACGCCTGATCGGCCAGCCACGCCACCCAGGACACCAGACACAAACACCATGATGGTGGAGATCTGCTGGGTATATACCTTGTCGATGGGGGCCAAGCCCGACATGGGCTGGGTGACGAACGAGACTGAATACAGGAACATGGCCATCGATCCCAGAAGGATTACGACCAAGGAAACAATGACAAAAGCCCACACACGGGCCTCGATCTCTTCAGCAGTCATGCGGTTGGCCATTATTTTTTCTCCAGTTCTGGTTTGATGAGCATTTCAGGGCATGTGCCAGTGGCTGTGCAAATGGGTGGCTTGCACTCAGGGGTTTCCCAATTTTTCGGGTCTTGGCAGGGGTATCGAAAACGGTCTTCGCACCCTGTCAAACACAGGATTATCAGCAAAGGTATCAGGCTTTTTGTCATGCTCTTTCCTTTCGATCTGGCGTTCAAGACGCTCTATTTTCTTCAACATTTTCTCGGCATCTTTTTGGGTTTGCAAGATGTCCAGATACAACATGCCGCCCAGCGGAAGTAGCAGGGCCACCAACACCACGGCACATATCCACCCAAGCGCTCCCATCACATCGATTCCTTCCTCTGCAAGAACAGGAACAGGAGCCACAGGTATCCGATAAGGATCAGGGTTAGGACGCTTATTCCCGCCTTTAACCTTGTTTGCGCCTCCCTTTGTCTGCGTAGCCATCTTCTTTGCTTTTCCCTTGATTCTTGCGCCAGCCTTGCCGCCTCTTGTTCGGCTCCAACAATCTCACGCATGTCCATGACCTTGCTGTACAGGGCCCCAAGCTCAGGCGGGGCGTTCCAAGTCATCGCCTCCCGTATTGTCACCACCAACTGATCCATCTGATCTTGCGCTCTCACACGCTTGATGGCTGCTTCAAAATGGTTTTGGTTGGGGTCGTAGACGGTGCGGGACTTCTCTTCTTCCTCCCTTATGTGCTGGGCAAGCTGCTCTTGGATGTGGAAGAACTTGATGAGGTTGTCAACAACATCGTTGAGAACTTGGTCCTCATCGACAGCGACATATTTCTCCTTCTTTTTCGCCACAGGCTTGGGCGCTTCGGCTTTGGGTTTTCCAGCGAAGAACTGGACAAGCTTGCCAATGAAGCCGTGGACCTCTTTGCCGATAGCCATGACCTCTTCACCAGTCTTTGCAATTTCGATGAACTGGGTTTTGGCATCACGGTAAAGCTGACATCCCTCTTGGATGTTTTTAACCAGCCCTGCGGCCAACAGGCACAGGCTGATCGGGTCAATTTTTAACCCCTGTTGAAGAGATTATGTGAGACAAAGCCAATGACTGAACTGATGCCAGACACTATGGCCATGCCCATCCATACCCCGCCCTTGCCTTTGTTGACCAAGGCAATAAGCTCTTCAATCGACTTCTCCATCTTGTCGATCTTCTTTTCAAGGTTGTCCACCTTGGCTGTCAGTACGCCATAGGCGATAGGATCAATTTCACCCATGATTACCTCGCAGTGATTTCTGGTGGCATAGAACGGCGACGAGCCAGTTCTGCGCCTTCGTTTTCATTCAGCCCACCGCTAAAAGTGCCAGCAGTAAACGCAGTGCCCAAGCCTGGAACCATGCCAAGCAAGTTGAAAAGAGTTTCACGCAAAGGCGCATCGTTACCTGATCGTGATTTTTGAGCGGCATTGGCCATCTCAGCAGCAGTCAATGCAAGGCCAGCTACACCACCAACTTTGGCCGCTTTACCAAGCTTGCCGTAGTTTTCTGGGGGTGGGATACCACGACTCTTGGCCTCTTCAAGAGGAATCACAGGGCCAAACATATCCTTTGGATATTTCTCTTTGTACTCTTTGTAAATTCTGTATGCCGTTTTTTCATCTTTGGCTGGCTTGCCTTCATTGAACTCGGCCAAAATCAATTTTCTGCGTTCTGGTCCAGCAGTGTTGTACAGCCAGTTGTCTCCAGGGCCAAGGTCGGCACGGAAGGTAGTTGGCTCCAATGTGGCGGCGGCTGGTCGGCCAGTTTTCTTGGCTGGCTTTTCAGTGGGTTTTGCAGTGGGTGGCACAGCGGCTTCCGCTACCGTTGCCACAGGTGTTTCAGGCACAGCAGGGACAGAAGCAACAGGCTCTGGAATTGCCACAGGAGGTGCAACAGCGCCAGCAGGGGCTTGAAGCAGTGCTGGAACTTTGGGGTTGGCCACAGCGGGTGCTTCAACAGCAGGTGGCTGATTGAGAATGAATGCTGGTGGCTCAGGGATTGGTGCGGGTGCTGGCGCACTTGCCGCCTTGGCCGCAGCATTGGCTTTCGACCGCTCAAGAAGTTCTCTGTCTTGAGGGCTCAATTTGGATTCCCAATCGGTTGCCGCAGAAGTGGTTGGTGCAACCTTCTCTGGCTCCAAAAATGGCTCTGTAGCCACTTGCTGATTGACATCCATCAGCGGCTCAATCCTGACTGGCTCTCCACTGGCTCCGAAGATTCTGTCTTTCAGTTTCTTGGCCAAAGGGATGCCAGCGGCAACAGCCGCAGCAGTAGCGCCATAAGCCAAAGCATCCGAGTCTTTGGCGGCTTGAACACCAGACTCAATGCCAGACTTCATGGTTGATATGGGGCCTGACTTTTGTTCTTGCTTTGAAGAATAGTGTTTGTTGGCCGCATCAATCAGTTCTTGATCTGTAGCGTCATCAGGGCCTTCTATGGTGACAACCGTGTTGTCGGGCAATTGAACTTTATGCTCTGCCATGATTATTCCTTGACCTTGAATTGACGATCATTGCGAATGACTTTAAACCCTGTTGGGTTCTTTGCTTGCGGAATTTCAGGAATCACCACACCCTCATCTTTTGCTGTTGGGGTTGATGTATCAATCGGAGGAACGGCTGGCTTGAGTGCGTTTACGCCTTGTTGCGGAACTTCGCCAGCAACTTTCTCCTTGGCGATGACATTGCCCGTATTCATTGTCTTTTCAATTGTCTTCATCGTTTGCTTGATTTGATTGACGGCAGCATCACGCTTTTCCAGATACTTGTCTGTACGAGCATATGCAGCTTCAATCTCACCAGGCGCAGGGTAAGTGCCCTTTGGATAAGACTTCATGACCTTTTCTCTGTAGTCAGCATAGTCACGCATCAATTCAGCATTCAACATGCCGACTTGTTGCTGCACTTGAAAACGAGCATATTGATCACCCATAGTCGAAAGCACAGGGCTGACCAAAAAAGGCATGGTTGAATTTGTGCCGTGTTTTTGAGCAAGATCAAGTTTCTTTTGCTCAATCATTTTGGTGACATCAAGCAACTGGTCAAACATTTGTTGCTGTTGGCCATTCATCTTTTTGTACATCAGACTGGCTTTTGCTTCATTGACCGATTGGTTGAAGTTTTGTTCAAAGCTTGCGCCCAATGCGCCAGACTGTTGCAAGCTCTTCAACTTGCTGACATCCACATGCTTGCCATCTTTATCGACAACAGTGCCGCTTGCATCAACACCAAGTCCAGCGCCAGCTACAGCCGCACCCAATGCCTTGCGTTGTTCTGCACTCATGGAAGCGCCACCGCCACGGGTGTATTGATCAAGAGCATTCAACCCAGCAGACGAAGTTCCACCGATCTGAACCGCACGGGCTCCAAACGAAGCAAGCTGCGTTCTTTCATCTGGGGAAATCAGATTCTGCTCTTTAAGTTGAGTAAACAGTTCGTCACTCAATGCTGCGGCTGTGCTGTGCAAAACACCCAACTGGCCAGAAGCTGAAGCCATGTCATTGGTTGCATATTGCGCTTTGTTGGCTTCT